CGCAGCTTCCGACTTCTGCTTCATTACAAAGGGCAAATAATACATTTCGATTCTATAATGTCGGAAGGAATCGTTTTGCAATATACAAATTATTTCATAAATAAAAACCTTCTTTGATTCGTTTTTTAATAACTCTTAATTCACCGAAACTTCTACATTTTAACACATCGTCTTGCAACGTTCTTATTTCTTCGGGAACTTCCAACGCTGACCTAAACTCCCGTATGTAGTATTCGTAAATGCTATCCCGACTATCTGTAAAAATATCGTGCATCTTTATTCCGTGAATAACCGTGCTGTGGTCTTTATCGAAATGGTCGCCAGTCGCCTGTAACGACAACCTGCATTTTTTAACCAATACCCACATTAAAAAATATCGAGGGTATAAATAATCCCTGTGCCTATCTTCTTTCTTTAGTTCGTGTTTCTCTATCAACCGAACAACTTGCTGTCTTAATGCTTCTCGTTCCATACTATATATCCTATTAACATTCCCGTTGCTACTCCTATTAAATAAACTCCAATCATTGCTAAATCAATCCAACTTAACGCCATAATCTGTCAACATTTCGTTAAATACCTCACTTACTTCGTTGTACACTACGTATTCAGCGTCGGACACATCGCCATATTTTACTTTGTTACGTAAGTACATTTTAAATTCCCATAACACGCTGTGCATTTCTGCTGATTGCTTGAAATTGTCGTACTCAACTTCGTTATCCGGAAGCGTGAACTCTACATTTATTTTCATCTTTTCACTATTTTACGTGTTCCTACTTTTTCTATTTGAACATACATTACGCCTTTTTTAATCATGTTCATTTTTTTGGCTGCTCCGTAGGTTAAATCTATTAACACTTTTGACCATGAAGGCAACCTATCATTCACCTTTACGATTATTTCTTTTCCCGTGCTTATTTCGGTGACTTTTAAAAGCGTCCCAAACGGTAAAGTCTTGTGAGCGCACGTTAAACTATCCGCGTGAAATCTTTCGCCTGACGCTGTTAAACGCCCAGTCCAATGTTCACCGTAGTAAGTTGCTTTTCCCTTCGTTAAACCCGTTAAAAATAGGGTTAAAATTAATGCTATTGTTTTCATTTGATTATCGTTTTAAGTTTTTCTAAATACAACACGAAGTCCATTGCTTCTTCCTGAGCGTGTTTAAGCCATTCTAACGTTGTTAAATCGTTTCGTTCAAGGTTAGTTCCGTATTTCTGTATTCCACGCTCTGAACGTTGTTTAAATTGCTCTATCACTTGTTCTACTATTTTATCTTTCATACTTCTAAAATGTATTTAATTTCTTCAACTTCTGGTAAGCCTTCCGCATCCATCCTGTGAATGTATTCCGTTACCGCTGCTAAAACGTTGTCAGCTTGTACGCTTATTCCGCTTAATAGTACCCCCGTGTCGCTTTCTACGTCGCGGGAAATATAGTATGTTATGTGGTATGTTTTCATTGTTCTTTTTTAAAGGTTTCATTATAATAGTGTTCACCATCCAAGACAAAAAAGCCTTTTTTATCATCTGTCAATTCAATGCTATTTTGAATAACGTTACACGCTTCTATTATCTGCTGTTTCTCCATTGCTTTAGCTTGTTCAATATACTCTTGATATGGATGTAAATTTCTATCATAAAAAATAATATCGCTATCTTTTTCAATCTGCTGAATCAACCATTCTACTGCTGTTTTCATATTTTATAAAGTTCTTTTTGGTAAAAAAATTCATTAACATCGCATTCAATAGATTCAATCCACTTTGTGTGTTTAGGTTCGTGTTTTAACAACTTTGCGTGAACCTCAAACAACCGTACCGTATACCAATCGTTTAATGGTGCAGTCAACTCGCCGTTGCCATCACAAACAAAACACGAATAATCCCTAACACAACCGCCGCAACAATCCCATGCCGGGCGCGAACAACCTATAAACACTTCTTCGTTTCCTGTGCCGTCGCAATTTCTACATTTCATAACTCAAAAATATATTATCATGTACTTTACTACTTCATATCCTATCCACAAAGAACCAATTATCCCAACTAATTCAATGACTGACCTTTTTTTGTAATTCATTTCTTTAAATGTTATTTAAATACTCGTATGCTTCATCGTGTTCTGGTAATTTAAAATCCGGTTTAATACCGTTATTTTCCATTATGCTATAAACACGTCCCCATGACCGCAAAGAATACTTTGTTATAGGGTTTTGCTTACCGTAAAAATGAACATTCTTACAATGCGCCAAATATAACATGGCTTCTAACTTTTGCAGTTCAACTGCGCTGAACTCTAAATTGTCGTCTACTACTTTTTTCATATCTCTTATTTTAAAATGCGCGTTAACCGAGCCGCGCCCCTCGTTTTTTTTTAGTTAAATAATCTAAATGCTTTATCAATTGCGTTACCGTTGTCAAATTTTCGAAACCACATTTTAAAGGTGTAGCTTTCAATTACATCGTCTACCAATTGAAGCGCTGACTTTGGTATCCATGTCGAATAGGTTTTGTATTCGTTTTCTAATTTATAAGCCTTTTCAGTTTCACTAACTACTGTCATGTGGTGAATAAATGGGCTGTTAGTGTTGGATGTTAAAATTAAAGTTTTCATGTCTTTTGTTTTTTGTTATACACAAATATAAACCTTTTGCACAATTCAATGCAAGTTTTTTAACAATTATTTTTAAAATTATTTTATCGTGGGAACGTAACTGAATCTAAATCCGAAATATATTTACCGTTAACGGGTTTAAAATGTATCTTTAAAATTCGACCGCCTAATATCTTAACGGGTGCATTTCGTTCAATATGCCAACCGCCGAAACCGTCCGCGTACTCATCTTTATACGTTCCTGTAATCATTGAATGTATATGCTTTTGATTAGTCACGAATCCTACCGCCTGACTGTGAACCAACGTTTCCCTCATGTCATTTCGCGCCCAATTTTCGTGTATATGCCCCATTGTGAAAACGTCCATATCTTCGTACATCTCCAACGCACGGGTTAAGTTTATCGCGCCCTTTGTAACTATTCCACCGCCGCCTGAACCATGGTGGTACTTGGCTCTGACCCTTAATTTTCGGCTTTTGTCTTCCCGCGTAAACAACAACCAACCACCATATCCGCCCGTTTGTATGTTCGTTTTACATTGATAGTTCAATAGGTCAACAAAACGCGCTAAAATGTCCGTTTCTTGGTGCTTTATTATTCCCGTTTCGTGGTTTCCATATCCAATAACAGTAAGTAAGTGTGCGTAAGGTTTCCACCATTCCACCGCCGTTTCAACTATACTATCTAAATATCTTGCGTTGTTGTGTTCGGGTCGTATATCGCTCTTATTTCGACGTGGGTCGCCTTTTCCTTGCATACAACAAAATAGGTCTCCGTTTATAAAGATTGGTATTTCGTGTTTTACGCAGTATTCCAAATCTTTTTTCAGCTTGTCCCGGTCACATTTAGGGTTGTCCCAGTGAACATCCGAAAGAACCGCCAACTGAAACTTCATGTCAGGCAATTCAAACTCATGTATATTTCGGGTGTGCTTAATTACGTTCATTCGTAGTTGCTTTTCTTTTGACGAAAATTTCGGAATACTTTGGTTAAATTCTCGTCAGCCTTTACCTTTACTTTTACTTTGTCGTCTTTCTTTTCGACATACACATCAATAATTGGGGTGTCTAAAGTAGCTTCTAACTCTCCTTCTTTTCGTTCGATATTCAAGTCCACGTTTTTAGTGTCAATATCAACGTTAATATCCTTTTTCTTTCTGCCCTTTTTCATGGTTCAAATTCGTTAATTAAACAATAGGTTATAAATTCCTGTTTTTTCGTCTTTTGTGCGTTCTCATACCACTTCATCTGTTCCACGTACTTTTCACGGTCATTTGTAACTTGACAACCTGCTGACCATGCGTTGATGTCAGCGGCTTTAATCTTCAAATTTGCCGCGCTCCAATTGTACGTGTTCGTGTGGTAGTTTATCCCATACCATCCGGGAATAGGTTTCCCCAACTCTTCACTCTTTAAATCTTTGTCACCATCTCTGTAAACTTCAATCTTTGCGCCTATCTGTAACAATGCGGGCATTTTGCGTCTATGTAGTCCGTATTTCCATAAGTCGTAATACCATTTGTCCGCACGTACAACCGCTGCGCCTTTTGGGTTGTATTCCAGAAAACCACTTTGCAAAATAGTTTTACCGGGATGCGTTGTTCCGCTCAAAACACGAATACATTCCTCCCCTTCAAACTCGTAGAATTTATCATCAAACTTGTTCGGCGTGTCTTCATTTGACCTTACGCCTAAAATCCATCTTCCATGTGGGAAGCCATTAAAAGAATCTAACTGTTCAACCCTGTTTATAAGTTGCTCATCTGTATATTTTCTAACCATATAACTCGTTTATAAAAGTGTTTATGTTATCGTATGCCGTTTCATTAATAGTACACGTCAAATCAAATAAGATAATTCCGTAATCGGTGTAAATATGAACCTGACTGTTACTAATTACTTGATATTGTTGTCCGTCTATTTCTACGAAAGTATATTCCGTATCGTTGTACTGAAATCCACCCTCTATTTTTGTGATGTTATACATATCGTTTTGCAAAAGCATATTGAACCGTCGAAGTACTTGCTGTGGATGAAGGCTGCACCGCAAAGATTAAATAATAAGTTTGTGTTTCGTCAAATGTTATACTTCCGTTTGTTCCCGTTGCTACAAAGTCATCATTTACCGTTGCGCCCGTGTTTATGCAAGTCAAGGTATTCGTAGACGGATTGATAAATAACGACCTTCGTATTTGTGAGAACCACTGTGAGTTTGTCATGTTTAAACCAACCCCTAACAACGTTGCGCCTGTCAACGTGTCTGAGGTGTTTATGTAAAACTGAAAAGCAATAGTTCCCGTAGTAACTGCTACTCTTATTGCCCGTGCTTCAATTTCCAATATACTTGTTGCGCTTATTGTATTCGATGTGAGTGTAATCGTTGCGCTCTTTGTTAGAGCTGTGACGCCTGTTACGTTCGTTCCTGTGACGATGCCCAATGATGGGCTATTATTTATCGTAAGGTTTCCCGAACCTAAAATAGAACTTCCGTTTATCGTCTTTATGTTGGTTGCACTTACTAACGTTTCTTGAACCGCTACATTCCCACTACCCAATAACGACGTAGAATTAATAGTCTTTATATTCGTACCCGAAACTAACAAATCTTGTTTTCCGTTCCATGTACTTTTTTCGGTGTCCGTTACAAATCTGTGTGTTGCGTCTTCCGTTACCTTTGTTGCGTCAACGGCGGTAATTTTTGCGTTTGTTACCGCGCCGTTATCAATAGTCCAAACCGAACCCGAACCACTTACCGTTATGTCGCCTTTGTCACCGTCCGAAATACCACCTCCACCGCTTACAACTAAATTTCCGCTGCCTAATATCGAACTGCCGTTAATCGTCTTTATGTTAGTACCCGAAACAAGGTTATCTTGTTTACCCGCTTCGAGTTCTTCTACTTTACGCCATGTGGACTTCAACGCCATTATTTACGGTTTTCGCGGGTTCTTTGTACGAACATAAAAAACGCTCTCCAAAGGTTTTTACCTGTCACCTCTTTGTAACTTTCGGACATACTTTTTACCTCGGTCATTAAACAGAAAAGCGTAAACAATTTAGTCAACATAAATTCAACACTGGTGTAACTTTGGAAGACGTCGAATAAAATATACTTTTCCGCTAAAAAAATAACAATGATTGCACCAACGTACAAAAGGCTTTTTGTTATCGTGTCGCTTAGTCTTCTACTCCGTACCCCTGCCCAACCTTTTAACCGTACCGTTTTCCATATACCAAAATACGTATCTAAAACAATCGCAAAGAATGCCATTAATATCAAAGGCTTAATAGGTGTGAGAAGTGCCGTTAAACTCGCTAATAAGGTAGTAAAATAAGTCTTCATTTATTGGTATTGTATAACGTGAATGTATGTCTTTGATGCACCGCCTAAAATTCCATCCGTTGCCGTTGCCGTTCCGTCAAAAGATTTTACCGCAATTGTGTCTGCCGCTTGGTTCGATATGTTCACAAACCTATCTTCTATTAAAGACGCGCTGTTTATATTCATTTCTTCGTCACCTGTTAAAATGTTTCCAAAACCCACTATTTCATATACGCCTACTGCAATATAAGAAGTTGTATATGTGTCGTTGAAATCGTCTTTTTTTATGGTCAAGGTTGGTGCGCTCGTTCCCGTTTGTTCAATCATTGCAATGAACTCCTTTTTGCTTACTGACTCGCAAAGGTTCGCGTTTATGTACTTTGTTTCGTATGCGCTTACGCCGTCCCATTGACTAATCAATAGAAGGTCGTCATTTGTTAGGTCTGTTGCCTGTGTGAATTGGCTGAAACTTTTCATTTTTTATCGTCTTTATGTACGCGGTTAATTTCTGTATATTGTCGCGCTTCGGTTTGTACGTTTTCTTTATAGATACCATCCCCGAAAGTAATTGTTTGCACTCGCGGACATATCCCCGCTCTGATATTCGTTGTATTCGGGGTACAAGTTATTGTAGCTTCCTATGTAGTCAATAAATCGTTGTGTGTAATGCTGTGCAATGGAACGTTCTTTTTCTACTAAATAGTCAACCTCGTTTTTTTCTACGTTAGTTGCGTTCTCTGAATTGTGCTTATACATTCCTTTATTCGCAATCGTGTACGCTGCAAAGGGTAAATACTCAACCATTGCCCAATGTATCAACATAGGCTTTATATACGTTTCTAATAACTCTAAATAGGGACTTGCTAACGTGTTATTTTCTATGTCCGTCTTTATCTTATTAAACAACTGCGTACCTAAATACTGCTGAATGTAAATATCCTGCGCAATCTTAATGAACTGAATGAATTTATCCGTATCAACGTTTCCACCTAACGCGGTTAAACGTACTAAATCGTCGCGTGTTATAAGTAGTGCTTCTGCCATGTTATTTTCGTTTTGGTAGGAATGCGCGGTTAGGCATTTCAATAGGTCGTTGCGCCACGAATGAAGGGTTCTTAACTACGTAACCCATCTTTTCCGCTTTGCGTCCCGCAATCTGTTTTACAAGTGGGTCTTCAACGTCAATATCCATACCCTCAAACGTTGCGTAAACTTGTTTATTCCATCTATGGTAACAATTACCGCCGCCTTTATATTTCCAAATGCTGTACGTATTTGTGCCACGTGGCCCCCAACCCGGATTGACGGGTATTTTCTCCATTCGAATAATATCTTCCTTTCGGTAAATCTTACCCGCTTCCATCATTTTAACACAAAATGGTCTTGGCTTACCGCTTTTACCGCCCGTTTCACCAGCGTAAACATATCGCGTTAAAAATTGAATGCCGTTAATTACTTTGTCCTGTTCGCTTTTTATATTCGGCTTTGGTGTTCCCGTCGAAACAAGGTTAACAACCTTAGATAAAAAACTTTGTTTAGGTTCTGTATTCAATAGTTCGTTTTCCGCGTCGTCGTTGTCGTAGTCAACCTCAAATTCATCTATTAAAACCCATTCGGGGTTCGGGTCTTCGCCTAAACCTATCAAAATATCCACAGGGTCAACTTTCGATAAACTTACGTCCTCTTCTTCAACCTTACCAGACGCATCCGTAAACTCTAACGGCTTCAACGTTTCAAAATACAACTTTAAATTCACGCCATTGTACGCTAAAATTCTGTCTAACGCATCTAAAATTAACTCTTGATATGGACGTACAACCATGTTATAATAAAGAATAAACGAATTTTTAAGTTCGTCCGCGTTGCTTGAAAACCCGTTTGAACTTGAAACGCCAAAAAGCAAAGGCGACGTAACGTTATGTCCTAACATTATTTTCCTCATACATTCATCCGAAAGATATTCATAATGCGAAGGGGCGTCATTTAGCGGTACGTCTATTACTTCGGTAGCTTGTTCTTTATTGTTGTTAAATGATATTATAACTCGTTCGCCTTTTGAACCCGTTAGCTTTGATTTTACTAATCTTTCGGTGTCCGCCATTTGTTCTTCTGTCGGCGTTCCATTGTTAAAATTAATCAGCTTCGTGCCTGAAAAATTATTCTGTACCTCGTTTATCAGATAGTCTGCAATTTCCTCTTCTAAAACCGCGTAAGGCAACGCACCTTGGTAGTCAACTAACGCAAAGTATTTAAGTCCTACTGAATAAGGACGAACGTAAAGTATTTCTATCTGTTCTTTTGACGTACCGAAAGACGGAATACGCTTTGGTGGAAACTTCTTTGTGTCCGTCCAATTGTCAGAATAGTAATACGCTTCTATTTCTCCGTCTTTATTGCATTTTTCAGGACGCAAAAGGTGTACGGGTATATGGTATGCCTTATCAATCCTTGAATGGTCTTTTGAGTAAATAACCTGAATAGCAAATTGCCCTAACATCTTTGCATCCATAATCATTTTACGAATGCAATCTTTATTAAACATTACACGCATTTGGGCGTACTGGTCGGGCTTTTTAGACGCATCTAAGGCATTCAGTCCACGACCGTAGATTAACTTAGCTATATTGTTTATAATCGCGTTATTTGTGGGGCTGTATGTATATCTATCAATAAGGTATTGAAAGTAATTATTGTCTTCCCCGTAATCAACCCAATTATCGCGGCTGTTTTCGTGTACAACCGGGCTTTCATATCGTGCTAAATCTACTACGTGTATATTATTCATAGGTAATGTATTCGTTTGTCGTTACGTTTGGCACGTACTGAGATGTATTGTTAGGGTAATTGTTTACGCTGAATGTAGAAATGTCTTGACTTGTCACGAAAACCTTGTCGTAAAATACAACGGTTGTTCCGTCGTACAATTTAAGGTCGTAGAAATGGTTCTCAATTAAAGCTACATCAATGTCCAAAATCAACTGAAAAGTGTATTCTAATTCAGTAAATGACATGATAGTGAATGTTTGTTCCGTATTTGTGCTGTCGTCCCTAAAAACGCAACTATCCGCTGTGGAATATCGCGGTACAATTTGTAAAGTTTTGTATTCAGCCGTTGGCGTAATAACTATCATACTAATATAACGGAAAATACGTAATTCGTTTTAAAACAAAAAGGGGTCAACCCACGGTCAACCCCTCATTGAATAGAGATATAGAGAAACAAAGAGCCTAATTAATTATCGTCTATTGTTGCACCACCAAACAAAGCAGCCAATGACGCCTCGTCGTTACAATCCAAGAACGGCGCCGGGGTATTCTCCATGGCCGTAAATGTCAAATTATAACCCGAAAAATCTCCAAGGGCAGCCCCAGTTGAAAAAGTACCCGCAGTAACGTCGCATCCTCTTTCAAGTCCAGCTAAGAAAAAGTTTAGGTTTCTGTCACGTACTACAATGTGCGGACGTCCGTAAGAAAGTAACTTAACCGTTTTGTGTGTTGCGATGTCTTGACGCTTCAATTGTGCAACCAAAACTTGTTCGAAGAACGTTGTTCCGTTATCACGCGAAGATTGAATGTTTTGCTCGAAAGAGTTCGCACCTTTCAACTCAAACTTGTAAAGTGTAGTAACTCCCGCAACTGCCGTAATCACGTCCTCATAACCCGGTGTAGGTGGCGTAGTATCAAACGTTACATCGTCCGGGTATGCAATCCCATAATTTATTATATAAATTGCGTCTATACCCGAAACCGAATCCTTACAGGCTTCTAACCTACCACTGCTAATATCACACGACATAGTTTTAAATTTTAAAGGTTAGTATTAAAGAGTAACGTCGTAGATAACGCAGTCTTCCAAAATTCCGATTTGAGTTCCCGCAGTGTATCGTGCAACAAAACGAACGTTTTTAGAACCGTCAAGGTCAGCCATGTCCAAAACACGAACTTCGTTATGGTCAGAAAGTAGACCTGTACCGAAGAACAAGTTTTCTTTGGTAGTTGCCAACATTGAATCGGCAGCCAAACCATTTGCCATAAATACAGGAATACCGTCGAAAGTTAAAGCGTTCGCGTTTCCGTTGTACCATGTAGTACCTTGGTTGTTGATACCCGCAGCACCAATACCTGAAGTGAACCCACCCAATGCACGTACATACGCACGAACAACGTTTTGTGGAGCGTAGATTTTCAAACCTTCTTTTCCATAAAGTCTTGACGGAAGAGCATCAACTACTTTTCCTAATTCAGCGATAACGTTAGTAGGGTCAATAGCTGTACCTCCTACACATTGTGCAACTGGAATACCTGTACCCGCTTCACCTAATGCAGTAAAGAAAAGTCCGTCAAATTCACCAGCGTTTGCGCCGTCACCCATCCAAATAGATGTTTCAGTACCTTCTGCCATTGTTCCCAAAACACGGGCAATAAAGAAGTCTGTAAAGTTTTTTGGCAATACGTCAAATGCAGAATATCCCATTTGAACCGCCTCCCAATCATCCTCAAATTCAGTACGGCAAATAGTGGCATTTACTTGTAAGTACTTGGGTTCGATTACTCTGTCAGCAAGAACGATTTCACCTGTTGGGGTGTAATCACATGATTGGTCTGCAATCAAACCGCTTGATGAAAGAGTTTTTACCGTGCTTCGGTATTTTACGTTGGGCATAACGGTTACCCCGCCGTTTTCAATGGTGTTAGCACTCAAAAGAGCTGCACCGATGTACTTCCCTGCAAATTCACCTGCATAGGACGTAGTGTTGTTAACTGTTGTTGGCATTTTATTTTAAATTAAGAATTAATACAATTTGTTTAGTACCCTATCCAAAGACGATTGCGCCCTATTTTTAGAGTATTTGAATACTTGTGTTGGTTGCTCGTTTTCGGGGTTGTAAGAAATAGGTTTTACCGAACTTGCGTTTTCTAATTCCGTCTTTACGGCTTTCAATTCAGCTTTCAACGTTTCGTTTTCTTCACGCATTTTTGCAACCTCTGAAAACAACGTTTCTTTGATAATAGATTCGATTGTTTTCTTTGGCTGTGGTGCTTCGGTTTTCATTTCTTCTTCAACCGCTGCTGGTTCTTCTACAACCTCTTCTTCAGTTGTTTCTTCAACCTTTTCTTTTATTTCTTTTATGATACCTTCTTCTTCAACGACAAGAATGTACTCGCCGCCTTCCATTTCGTATTCACCAACGGGAACGGGGACGTTACCTTCTTCCGTTACTACGAATACCTCTGCGCCCGGCTCGAACACTTCCGCCTCAATAACGGTTGTTCCGTCTGCCAAACGTGCTTGTTCAAGTTTCACTTCTATTCCTAAAAGCGTCTTGATTTCTTTTATTGCTTGTTTTGCGTTCATAATCATTTAACTTTTTATAAATTATGTTTTTTCTTAAAGTCTCCAAAAAATTTATTTTGTTTTTGCATTTCATCAAGTATCTTTTTACTTTCTTTATAATCCGTAGATATATTAGGGTCTAAAGATAATTCCTCTACTTTTTTAGCAAAATTTTCTAAATCAGTTTCGATAAATACAGAATTGCCACTTAACATAAAATACTCTTTTTGTATTTTTTCAATTGCTTGTCTTAATTGTAGATATTTTTGTTTATCTTCTTCTAACCATTTTTTGTATTCATTTAATCTTAAAATAGAAGCTAACTCTACATTTACCTCTGATAACTCGGTTTTTCCTAACTTCGCTATCTTTTCAAATACGTGTTTATTCATAACTTATTAACTTATTGGGTTTATATTGTTGCATTTTTAGTTGTAACTGCTACTTCGTGTTCGTGTTTGAGTAGTCTTAATAGTCGTGTTCTGCGTTTGGTTAACTAAACTACCCACGCCCTGTTCCCATAACCCACCATTGCAGCACTCACGCTTGTACGTGTTGTCTTTACATAGGCATCCACGATTACCGCCTATCGGACTCATTAACGCTTTTTCTCCTTTAGCCATTGCTTATCTTTTCTATAAAGTATATTACGTCGTACAAAGAACCTGAATGAGAAGGTTCAAACTTTAAAACCAACCCGTCACTTGCTGCGTTTTCGTTCGCGTACAAATGAAATGTTTTACAAAACTTATGTTCTACGCCGTTTCCTTTTGGGAAAATAAGTACGTCGGCTATGTTTGAATAGTCTGGGTCAGTAGGGCAGTTCAAATA